ACCTACAAAGAGCAGCGCGATAATGTGAAGGAAAAACTCAACCAGGCGACCGCAATCATTACTGACATGCAGATACGCCAGCGTGATGTTGCTGCACTCGATGCAAAATACCTGAAGGAGTTAGCTGATGCAAAAGCTGAAAATGATGCTCTACGTGATGATGTTGCCGCTGGTCGTCGTCGGTTGCACATCAAAGCAGTCTGTCCGTCCGTGCGTGAAGCCACCATCGCCTCCAGCGTGGATAATGCAGTCTCCCCCAGACTGGCAGACACCGCTGAACGGGATTATTTCACCCTCCGGGAACGACTGGTAATGATGCAGGCCCAACTTGAAGGTGCTCAGCAATACATAACCGAACAGTGTTTAAAGTAAAATCTTAACTACAATATGATTCATTTTGATGATTGTTTCATAAGGAACAGTGAAGTAAGATCTTAGAGGAGTTAAATTTTATACAGTATAATCATAATATTGCAGCAAGGTGGTTATAATTGAAAGAATATTTATATATGAATACATCTCATGTAAGAGTTGTTACTCATATGTGTGGGTTTCTGGTTTGGCTCTATAGTCTTTCAATGTTGCCACCAATGGTTGTAGCATTGTTTTATAAAGAAAAAAGCCTGTTCGTTTTCTTTATAACTTTCGTTATATTTTTTTGCATTGGTGGCGGAGCGTGGTATACAACTAAGAAATCTGGTATTCAATTACGTACCCGTGATGGGTTTATTATAATTGTAATGTTTTGGATTTTGTTTTCTGTTATTAGTGCATTCCCTTTATGGATTGACTCAGAACTTAATTTAACGTTTATCGATGCTCTATTTGAAGGGGTTTCTGGAATAACAACAACAGGAGCAACTGTAATTGATGATGTTAGTTCATTACCTCGGGCATATTTGTACTATCGGTCACAGTTAAATTTTATAGGTGGTTTAGGAGTTATTGTTCTGGCGGTTGCTGTATTGCCATTATTGGGTATTGGTGGTGCAAAGCTTTATCAGTCAGAAATGCCGGGGCCATTTAAGGATGACAAACTTACTCCCCGCCTGGCCGATACGTCACGGACACTTTGGATAACTTATTCTTTATTAGGTATTGCTTGTATTGTCTGTTATAGACTTGCAGGAATGCCTTTGTTTGATGCTATTTGTCACGGGATATCCACAGTTTCGCTTGGTGGTTTCTCAACTCATAGCGAGAGTATCGGATATTTTAATAACTATTTGGTTGAGCTGGTGGCTGGTTCTTTTTCCCTGCTATCGGCTTTCAATTTCACCCTTTGGTATATTGTTATTAGCAGGAAAACGATAAAACCTTTAATCAGAGATATTGAACTTCGTTTCTTTCTGTTAATAGCCTTAGGGGTGATCATTGTTACCTCTTTCCAGGTCTGGCATATAGGTATGTATGACTTGCCTGGAAGTTTTATTCATTCGTTTTTTCTTGCCAGCTCCATGCTCACTGATAATGGTTTAGCTACGCAGGATTATGCAAACTGGCCCACGCACACGATAGTGTTTTTGCTGTTGTCAAGTTTCTTTGGGGGATGTGTAGGTTCAACTTGTGGTGGCATTAAGTCACTTCGATTTCTTATACTTTTCAAACAAAGCAAACACGAGATAAACCAGCTTTCTCATCCCAGAGCGTTGTTGAGTGTAAATGTAGGAGGGAAGATAGTTACAGATCGTGTCATGAGGTCTGTATGGAGTTTCTTTTTTCTTTATACTCTCTTCACGGTGTTTTTTATACTGGTGTTAAATGGTATGGGATATGATTTTCTTACATCATTTGCAACAGTGGCTGCATGTATTAATAATATGGGATTAGGTTTTGGGGCTACTGCATCGTCATTCGGAGTGCTTAATGACATTGCAAAATATTTAATGTGCATAGCTATGATTCTTGGTCGCCTTGAAATTTATCCTGTTATTATATTGTTTTCAGGTTTTTTTTGGCGCTCCTAATATATGGCTGATTTATAATTGTGAGTTTAATATTATGTTGACTCACTCATTGATCCAATACCTAACTTTACCAGCAACACCTCCGCCCCCAGTAGCACTGGCTGCTGGGGGGCGTTTTATTCATAAAGCAAGGCTGTATGAGCGAGATTTTATGCGTCCATCCGTAAGGGCGGAGCGAAAGGTGAAGCCAAGTTACGAGCGGTATTGTTTAAGCTTGCCAGAAAAGGGGATGCCTTTGCTCTGCGCGAACTACTCAGGGTGGATAAAAATCAGGACTAACTGATGAGCAGACCGGACTGGGGGGCGTTGCAGCAGGAGTATATTGCTGAATACACCCGCTCCGGTATATCTCCGGTGGCATGGTGTGAAGCAAGGGGACTGAATTACGCAACAGCCCGTCGTTACATCAAAAAACCTCCGAAAAATGCGCAGACAGAAATGCGTAAAACTGCGCAACAAAGTGCGCAGAAAAAATCTGCGCAGACTGCGCAAAAGCGGAACGGAAAATCTCAGAAAAAAAAGCCAGTATCCGATGCGTGCCTGAATGAGGGCGACGCGGAGGAATTTTCGTTCTGCCCCGATGAATTCGGCATTTCTGACCAGCAGGCTAAGTTTGCGATGCTTGTTGCTCAGGGGAAAAAGCCGACAGAGGCATACCGACTGGCTGGTTATGAGGGGCAAGGTGCGACAGCTAACAGCAACGCCAGCCGTATGCTTAGAAATGCCAGGGTTTATCGTGCTATCAGTTACTTCCGCAATCAGTATCAGAAACGCTATACCGCAGACCTGGATTTACTGGTGAGTCAGTTGATGGCTATTGTCCAGGCCGACCCCAATCAGTTGGCACAATTTCGCCGTGTTAACTGCCGTTATTGCTGGGGCGAGAATCATCTCTACCAGTGGCGTGATATTGCAGAATTCGATAAGGCAGCGGCACAGGCCTCCAGAGATGGCAAACCCGAGCCGGAATATGGAGGCCTCGGCTTTGTTGATAACGCCATACCCAATCCGGATTGTCCGAAGTGCTGCGGTGAGGGAACGGGACAGCTTTATATGGCTGATACCACTCTGCTTGATGGGGATGCGCGACAATTATATGCAGGGGCAAAGCTCGGGAAATTTGGTGTTGAGATCCTGCTGGAGGATAAGGCTGCCGCCCGGCGCGAACTTATCAAGCTGATAATGGCGACGAAAGGAAGTTCTGCTGGTGGTGCAACTGACAGTCGCAATGATCTGGAGCTTGAAGGACTGAGGCTTCGCAACGAAAAGCTGCGCACTGAGATTGAAAACCTCAAAAAAGGCGTGGGTGGTGAGAATAACGAAATAATTATCCACAACTCTCTGCCGATGCCGGGAGTGGATAATGTCGATTGAAATCTACCTCCCAAAACCTCATGAGGGGCAAATAGCTGCATGGACGGCGGCAATAGAGGAACGCTTCCACGCGGTATGCTGTGGTCGTCGCTGGGGTAAAACGGTGATGCTGGTAAACATCGCTACCAGTTTCGCTACGCGGAAATTTGCCGTTCCTACCACCGGGCAACTTATCGCGGGTAGGGTGGGGATTTTTACCGCACAATACCGCCAGTACCAGGAAATCTGGGATGAAATTAGCGCCGTTCTGCAACCGCTGATCCTCAGCCAGTCAAAAAATGAAAAGCGCATTATTCTCCGTAATGGGGGGCGCATCGACTTTTGGGTAACGGACAATAACAAACTGGCCGGGTGTGGGCGTAAATATCACGCTGTGCTGATTGATGAGGCAGCATTCACTAAATCGCCGGAAATGCTCGAGGAAATCTGGCCCCGAGCTATACGCCCGACGCTTGTCGATTACCGCGGCTGTGCGTGGGTATTTTCCACACCAAACGGTATCGACGAGAGCAATTTTTTCTACGCGATATGCCACGATGAATCCCTGGGATTTGTCATGCACCATGCGCCAACTTCATCGAATCCGTATATTCCGAAAGAAGAACTGGAGGAAACGGAGAAGAAATCCGATCCGCGCGTCTGGCAGCAGGAATATCTTGCCGAGTTCGTGGACTGGTCCAAAGACGCGTTACTCGATGTCGATAAGCTGCTGGTGGACGGTCAGCCGATTGAGATGCCGCCGTACTGCGACATGATTTTCGCAGTGATGGATACGGCGCTGAAAGGCGGGACCGAAAATGATGGTACTGGCGTGTTGTATTTCGCTTATGAGTCAACGTATTCGGAAGAGCCAAAACTGACGATTATTGACAGGGATGTGACGCAAATTAAAGCGTCATTGCTTCCTGAATATATCCCCGGCGTTTATGACAACCTTGAGCGCCTCGCGAAATTATGCCGTCCGCGTCTGGGCAGCCAGGGAATTTTTATGGAAGACGCCGCGATGGGGGCAATCCTCAACCAGAAGGCGGAAACCGAAGGCTGGGATATGACGCCGATTAAATCGGCACTAACCAGCAAGGGCAAAGACGAACGGGCGGTGATGGCATCCAGCTACCACTATCAGGGGATGTGCAAAATCGTCCGGGAGGCTTACGACAAGACCGTTTCATTCAAGCGCACCACCGCAAACCACCTCATAAAACAAATCGCCGGATTCCACCTGGCGGATAAAGACGCGCATAAACGTGCTGATGACCTTTTCGATTGTTACACCTATGGATTGATCATCGCGCACGGTAATTACGCGGAGTTGTAAAAATCAGGATATTTTTGATGGCAGAGATCGAGATTACTGGCGGCCTCGGTTCAGCACTGATGCGTATTCTTGAGGCTGAAGAAATTCAGCCAGGAACCGATATTGGCTATGAATTGTGTAAGCTGCTGTGGCAATTCCATCCTCTGGGCGGAAAACTTGTCGAAAAACCCATACTGATGGCGATGTGTAAGCCGCGACAGTATAACGTGGAGACAGATCCTGACGAGAGGGTTGTGCGGCGTTTCCAGGAGGTATGGGAACGTATGAGGGTCAACGAGAAGATAAAAAATCTGTTTTTTCTGTCTCGTTGCTACGGTGCTGCAGCGATCGGCGTGGGCACCGACAGTGTTTCATGTCGTGAGCCGCTTCCGACATTCGGGCTGACAGAAGAGGATGTGTATATCAACGCGTGGGATCCGTTGAACGCTTCCGGTTCGATGGTGACTGACCAGAACCCAAACAGTCCGTTTTTCCAGGAAGCCAACAAAAGGCTGAAGATTGGCGGAAAAGACTGGCATCCGTCACGCACACTGAAAATCTTCAACGGCACACCGATTTATCTGGAGTTTCAGAGTTCATCGTTCGGATTCACCGGACGAAGTGTGTTTCAGCGCGTTCTTTATTCCCTGAAATCCTATATCAACACGATGGAGGCGAATGATCTCGTCAGTCAGAAGGCGGGCGTACTGGTAGCTAAAGTTGTGCAGTCCGGTTCGAAAATGGACGGGATCATGGCTGCTGCCACGGGGCGTAAAAGGGAAAACGTGAAAGCCGCCAAAAATAAAGGCGTGTTGAGTATTGGAAAAGACGAAGACGTAAGTTCACTGAACCTGCAAAACATCGACGGGGCGCTGAATACTGCCCGCGACAATATCATTGCTGATATTGCCGCCGGGAGTGACGTTCCGGCCATTATTATCAAGGAAGAAGCATTCAGTAACGGATTCGGTGAAGGTAAGGAGGACTCGAAAGCCATCAGCCAGTATATCGATGGTGTACGCCAGCAGATTGAACCTGTGATGGATTATTTCGAACGCCTGGTGCAGTACATCGCCTGGAACGAGGAATTTTATCAGTCGCTGAAAAATGATTACCCGGACATCATAACCGAGGACTATAAAACCACGTTTTACCAGTGGCGGCGCGAGTTTACCGCGACGTGGCAGGAGCTGGTGGAGGAGTCGCCGGACAAACGCCGGGAAAGCGACAGTAAAGTGATTCAACAGGCGATAGCACTTTTCTCTGCCGTGTCGCCACAGGTTGATCCTGAAAACCGTGCCGCCGTCACTGAATGGCTGGCAAGCCTTGTTAATGCCACGCAGACCTATGGCGAAGCTCCACTCATCATTGATGTGGACGCGATGGCGAATTATGAACCACCGAAGCAGGAGACGCCTGATGGCAATTTCCAGCCGGGCGGGGAGGAAGAAGAAACGGATCAGGACGCTGTATGAGGTTCTGACGGATGCCGTTAACTACTACGTAAATCACGGGTGGGATAGCGAAAAATCATTGCTCGAATGGTGCCGGAAACTCCGTGTAGCCGCTCAGCGAGAAACCCCTGATGATACCGTAGCCAGAAAACATCTCACCGCTATCTACAGCCGTCTTGTCATCGACGGCGGGGCATTACGGGATCAGCCTCCTGACGGCCCTAAAAAAATCACTGTTGAAAAACTGAAACCTGAATTTCGCAAGGAACTCGACAGGCGAATTTTCGCCAGTGCCAACCTGATAAAACTCAACCGCGAACAGGCTATCGAGAAAACCATACAGCGTTTTCAGGGATGGGTTACGTCCATTCCGCCTGACGGGGTGAGCAAAATTGATCGCCGGGAAGTGAAGTCCGGTTTTCAGAAGTCCGTGAAGGATATGGATTTTATCAGTCTGAGGTAGCCTGAGTTTA